TTGAATGAACTATTAATTAGTATTTATTTTTAGTTAATACTATACTTTGTTTTGATGCTACAGGTTCAGCTTGTGGAACTATAACCCCATCAGAATCTACTATAACATTACCGTTTAGAAATTGTAAATAAGCGTTTTTACTTTCAGATTCTAACTCCTTGCGTTGGTCGTTTAAAGTATTCCAGTTATCTAAATGCTTAAAACTATACCTTCTTGCTCCATCTTTTTGTGTTGCAGTATACCCTTCAAACTCCTGACCTTTCCAAACTTCTGTACTTAGTAAAGCGTCTTCTTCCCAACTGTCTTTTAAATGCTTTGCAGCACTCTCAAATTTCTTAGCTAATACAATAGCTTCTATGGCGTACAAATCACCATCTAACACTAATCCATCAATGTCACGAGTAACGTCTTCTATCAGCTTGCTAATACTCTTTAAATCTCTATTCATCATCTTTATGTATTACAATCATTGAACTTGTACCGCTTGCATCAATATCGTCTTGAGCTTCGGCTTCTGTGTTATAAGATTGTGCTTGGTCTTTGTATTCCGTTCTGAAGAACTCGCAATCAACGTAGTTCTGTGATTCAATGTCATAGATAATATACTTCATAGCTTTTACTTTTTTAGTTCCCTACAAAGATAAACCTTTAAATTGATTACGCAAATAATTAATATAACAAAGTGAGCTTTATTGCATAAAAAAAGAGCTACATTTCTGTAACCCTTTGATACTTAACTAAAAGAAGTGTGTTAGTCTTGCCACCTGACCTTGCTCTCGTTCGTGAATGAAAGCTTCTACTGCTTTCGGTGAACCTGTATAGCCTTTGCGTGAATGCCATGAATCGGCTGCTGAAGGTGATCGTAAGTATTCAACGGTAACACCTATAAAATCTTTAGCATCTCTCCATTTGTACTTTACTTTGTGGTGTAAGTGGTGAAGATACCAATATCGATACTTAGTATTTGCCCATTCTTGAGGCTGCTCTTGTGCCATTAGCATAGGTAGGTTGTCCATTTTAGCGCCATCACCATGTTCTAAACCTATTAAGTTAGATCCATAAGTATAATACTTTCGATGTGCTACACCTGCATCTACTGAAACATCGTCTGCAAGCCTAAACCAAGACTTTAAAGCGTGAGCTAAATGGAATCCACTTTGATAATCATGGTTAGACATAGAGTGAACGCAATCAACAGGAGCTATCTCTCTAAGCATCTCTACACATTTAACGTATAGTTGTAAAGCTATCTCGAAATGTTCCCACCATTTACCATCGCAATCTTGGGGAGTTCCTTTTGTAGTAGTATTATATACATTATCTACATGCAATATATCATTACCAATACAGAAGAGTATTCTTTCTACTTTAAAACCTTGAGCCTTAGTGATAAGACCTTGCACACCTTCTATAACTCTTGCAACTGCTATGTCTGTATTGTATGCTTCTCCTGTTTCTTCAGCGTTCGCATACTTACCGATGTGAATATCAGCAGGATTGATAACTAATAAGTGAGTTCCTTCGTTGTGTTCTACTTTTGGGTAGGTTGGAGCGTGGTCTTTTATAAAAGTGTTTAGTCTTTCGAACATTCCACCTTCATCAAATCCACCTTGACCATCTTTAGTAACGATTGAGAATCGAAGTTCTCCTCCCATGTTCTGCCAATGCTTAACGGACACAACGTCCTTCTTGTCTATCCCTCTTTCTAGTAGGTGAATGTCAAGTGATGAATTGTCGTTAAAGTTATCTAGGGTGTTTGCTCGGTGTTTCTTTATGATGTCTATCTCATCACCTTTTAACCGAAATCTGTTGTTCTTTCTTTGTGCCATGTCTTTTTGTTTAGCACGAATATACTACTTTTTCTCGAATACCGAAAAGCATAAAGGTATTATTGCAATAGTTGCTAATACAAGCGTTTGCCAAGTGATGCCAGTAGCGTCTATTTGAGTAACTGCAGCGATAGCTAAAACACCACTAACAGTTCTCTTGCTACTCCACTTTCCTTTAACGTCTTTAAACATCTCAGGCACAATAGCTAAGATACCTTTTGCAAATAAGGGATTCATTTTCTCTTATCCTTTACGAAGTACCCTACGATGTCGTCAAAGTAACCGAATATCTTGTTATCCTTTTCTGTTGGTGTAAGGTTTACTATTATCTTAGCGAATGCTAAAAATCCAATAAGTAACTCTCCCCAATTATTTGCTAGAATCTGTGTCATAATATGTGTTAATTTCAATGAATATAAAAGGTATATATAGGCAATGTTTGTAACCATCGCCAAATTTATCAGACCAAATGCCTGCTAGTACTCCTGTGTAAACTCCTATTCCAATATCCCAACCAATCATATTAAATAATCTCTAAGGTTATTCCTTCAATTGGTATAACATCAACCAACTTCTTTAACGTATTTCTTGAAGATACTACATCTAAAGCATCATCTCCGTTAATATCTGCAAATCTTTTACCTAATGCAATACAACCCTTCAGTTGGCTTACGTAATTAGCTACATGAATAAGTATATAGCTTCTGTCGTTTACATCTTCTATATATAAGTGATCGCCATACTTAGTACTTTCTCGATGCACTACATTATAGACTCCTTTAGGTATGCAACTAATATTAGTCTTATTACCCTTCCAAGGTAGTTCTAAAGTAACGCATTCAAAAACCTTATCTACACCATCATAAATAACTAAAGCTCCTAGAGTTTGTACTCCATCATCTCGCAATCGAAGTAAGAGTGCTTTCATTAGTCTTTCCCTATCTTCTTGATGTTATATAAGGCTGCAGTTATTAATACAATAGCCGTTAAGAATCCATTAATGTCTGCAAAGCTTATACCAAGTGCAGCCGTATTTATAACATTTGTTTCGATTATATCTCTATACATTAACTGAGCTTAAATATATTAATAGCTTCTTTATATTCTTTTTCTTTGGCTTGTATATCATATCCTTAGACCTGTATTATATGCATTAGAAATAGGATTCATATCTGCTCCTGAGTTACTTGAGTATTCAGGAAACAAACTTGAATTTTCACATAGGTAATCTACGATTCTTTGACCATAAAACTCAGCCGTATCTCTTTCTTTTTGAATAAGCCAATTAATATCCGACTTACTGGCAGCCGTTCCGTTCTCGCTATTCTTTTGAGTAACCGATCCGTTCTTAATTTGGAAGGATATGAAAGGCAAAGCCTCAACTAATGCGTAATGGATAATACTATCTTGTACATAGTCATCTATCAAAGTCTTATAGTTACCTGTAATACTTCCTGCTACAATATCAGCTTCTAACTTTTCATATAAGTCAGTACCTAATATAACTTGCATATTTTTATCTTGTGCTATCTTTAAAAAAGGTAACAAAAATGCAGTATCTACGTTGTAATTAATCGCCGTAGAACTCTTTAATTTATCTTCGTTGCAAAATAGTGCTGCCATTATCTTTTCTTTATAAATCCTTTGTTAGTCATATCGATAGGTTTCATAGCAACCTCTCTATCATTCCGTACTCTGTAACCTTCTGAATCTGCTTTACCTGTACTTACAGTTGGAGCTAAAGGACTTTTAACGTCTACCTTAATAGTACTCTTAAATGTCTTTCTTCTCCATTTATGATGGCAAGCACCTCCACCTTTATACTTCCATATAGAATAAGTATCTGCTCCACCTTCACCCCAACCTGAATTAACAGATTTAGAACCCATAGCGATTAAATCTTCTTTTCTATAAAGCTTATCAGCGTTCACCATCTTACGACAGAACTCTCTACTATTAGAACTTGCTTTTAACGGAGCGTAAGAGTATCGAACTTTATACATAAAGCCGTTGATAGTCTTATCCTGCTCACTCTTTGCATTAGGTCTTGCAACTCCAGTACTTGCGAACTCAAAGGCTAATAAATCCTCGTGTTCTTCTGCGTCTTCATCAGATATTAATTCCCATTCATCGCTACTAAGCTCTTCACCTAATCCTATTAACTCAGTAGCTACGATAAAATCCTGCTTCTCGTCTTCCTTAGAAAAGTTCTCGCACATTTTAACACCTGTTTCTTTCTCTGTTTCTTCTATGCTTAATCCTTCAGTTTCTACAAACTCAATAGGTTCGATAGTCTTAAAGAATAAATCTAATACAATTCCATTAACTGCCAATATACTATCTACGGCTTCTAATATGATATTTTGTTTTGGTCGTATTACTTTGTTATCAAACAACTGAGAAGCCGTTTTAATCTCGTCTGCATTATTACCTAAACCAGTTGCATCTTTAATACCGAATAGCATAGGACTTGTTACTCTATGCCCTATTAAAATCTTCTGTGTAGATTCTTCAGATAAGAATTTATATTGCTCTGATGCCTCTGAAATAGGTATTGTTTCTATTGTAGTAGCAGTTGATTGGTCATCATTCCAACTCGTAAGCCATTTCTTACCACCTGTACCTATTAATTTGCGTTCGATAGCATTCTCAATCATTCCTTGCTCATCTTCTGTAGGTACTCCCTGATTGAAGTTTATAAGCATTGTAGGAGCGAATCCGTTTTGGATATTTGTCTTGTGGTAGTTTGCTATTTCTTCGTCTATCTCCGACCAAGGTAAAGCACCTACATAATCTACAGGACTAAAGTAAAAGAACCCTGCTGAATAAGGAGCAATAACTAATATTTGAGTTTCCTCTCCTCGTGAACCATCAAAAGATTCTATTCTACGAGGTCTATATCTATCTTTTCTGTACTCGTTCCAATTATCTGAGTAGTACCAACCTTTGATTTCTCCCTCCGTAGCCTTCTCAGGTCGTAGGTTCTGCATTGGTATATGCTTTGCTTTGAGTATTTGCGTCTTTCCCTTGTTCCAAACTACATTAAATGCACCCATTCCAAGTTTCTTTAAGTCACCTGACACTCTTCGCACATCTTCGCCTCTAAATATAGTACGCATTTTAGCGTAGTCTAAAGGTCGCTTAGAACTATCCGTAGCAGATAAGCCTTCTCCGTAGATTTGATCGCTTACACTCGTGATAATAGCGTTAGAAACGGCTGAACCATTACACCTGTCAATTAGATAAGTGAAATAATCGTTATCTTCACCATAAGCAACCCAATCCTTTGCAGGGCTTTCGACTGCTTTAGGTGTGTTGATTGATGCGAAATTTATTACTTTGAAACTCATACTTTTAAATATATACTATTAGTATTGTTTGCCTCTGCTTGCTTAACGTAAACTACTTCACTCGTACCACCTACCCACGCTTTACCAACCTCTCGCAATCCGAGTACACTGGCATCTAATGGATCTTCATTAGTCGCGTTTGTTTGTTCATATACATCGTAAGAAAAGAAACTCATCTCTTGCATTGTATATTTAGGTTCTGCCCCTGTGTTTACGTTGAAAGTTAAAGCCACCGACCTTACATTTACATCTCCCTTAGTTACCACTTTCGCTTCGCTAATTCGTGTTTGTAGATTAGTAAATATAAGTAAATAATAGTTATCATAAGCATTAGTAGAATTTTCTTCTAATGATAGATAAACCGTATTACTCTGTTCGTGCTTTAGCTTTATCATTTACTTTAACTTTATGCTTTTTACCTAATGATTTTGCGTAGGTCTTAGCAGTTTTATAATCTTCTCTTTGTGTTTGTAGTTGTATCTTATCACCCACTAAGTAAGTAATAAAAAACGTACCTCTTAATTTATTCAGGTATATCATTTGTATACTGGTTAATTAAACTTATAGCCTCTGCATTTGTAAGCAAGGTATTACTAGGATAGTTTAAACCATTCCCTAAGTTAATTAATGTAGTGACCTCACTTTGCAACCATGAAGCGTTAAACTCCATTACATAGTGCTTAATTCCGTTCACGTCTATTTCGATAACACTACCGAACTTGATTCTGTTATCTACTCCAACCTCTTCGAATGTAGTAGGTAGAATATTTAACAACTCACCATCTTCGTCGTAAGTTTTACGAGCGTAAGAACCTTCTAACTCTTCAGGAATTAATCCTTTATAAGTTTGCTCTTCTAAGCATATAAATATGTTACCTATCATCTGTACTATTTTTAGTTGATTTAACTAAGATGCTTAAAAAAGCTCTAATACTTTCAGCTGTTATATGTTTTTCTTTACTTTCAAACATTTCTTCCAACATATCTAACAGTTCAGCTCTACCTCGAACCTCATTTTTTTCAGGTTTAAACTTAGGTAAACTCATTTGTTTTACCAAAGTTCTGTACCTATCCCTTATAGATGTTGATTTATAATCTTGCTTTGCCATGTTTATCTTTTAAAATCCAAATTCACTCGAGAACTCTGTACTAAATGCTGAACCTACTTTGTGATTTTTTAAACCTACTTTGTAGTTGTTGGTTATTTCCTTCTGAGTTAAAGCTCTGTTGTATAGTCTAGGTTCGTCTATTATATCAGTATAGAATCTATCTACTCCTGAATCACGCCCAACATGTTTAACTAATGTATTTGTAATACTATTTGTGTTAGTTTCTGTGTCGGTTTGAGTAACCGTATCTATATACAAAGTACACAAGCCTGAATTTCTAGTTACTACTAAATGATACCAATCACCTAATTCAAACTCATCATTTGAGTACATAGCAGAACCACCTACATAACACAAGAATTTAGAAGCTGCTTGATGTGTGCCTATTCCTGCCGAGTTCACACCATTATAACTACCACCTAAGCTTACAATAACATTTATACTCCCATCAGTTTTAGCTTTAGCCCATGCTTCAATACTAAAATCACCTGTACCGAAGTCAAGTGAATCGTCATCAGCCACTTCGGCATAGCCACTACCATCTAAATTAAACCCTCTCTCTCTTAATCGAAGCGAGTTACCTAGTATGTCGTAACCTTTGTTATTTGGTGCTTGTATAAGTGTAACCTCTGTAGCTACTGGAGTACTCTTTACCCAATCCATCATACCTAATTGTGGTATAGTCGGTTGTTGATCATCGTATGTAGCACCCGTAATAGTTCCATTATTACCACCACCTGAGCTATCGTAAGCTATTGAACCACTACCCTCACTTAAAGCGTAGTAAGCCGATAGATTCGATAAGGTTAAAGTCGTATTAGGGTTATCCGTTACGAGGTGGTTCGGGTTGTTGTAGTCGAATAGTGCATCGTCTGAATCCCAAGCTGCGTTGTAGATTTGGAAGTCGGAAAGTTTTGCAGGTAAATATCTATTTGAGCTGTAAGAAGCAATAAAGCTTGGTTTTGCTGTAGTACTTATGGTAGCACTACTTGCTGAACCAATTAAAACCCCGTCTATATATAATGTTGTAGTTGTCCCTGAAATTGAAACAACAAATCTTTGATATTTATTTGATGCATCTGAAATAGAAAAAATTACTGCACTACCACTAACATCAGGATATACTTGTAATTGATTGTTATTACTAAACCATACATTAGTCATACCATATCTTATAACAGCTCTATCGCCTGTACTAGAACTTAAAACAGGATTGCACCAAAATGTTATAGTTGCAGCAGATGTATTAGGCATAGATTTAGTTCCTAAACTTACAGTATCATTCACTCCATCAAAACTCAAAGCCTTACCTGTAAACAACTTCGCATCGTTCGAGTTGGTCGATTTGTCTTTAACTACTAATTCACCCCCAACCCAATCAGACTTATAAAAGCCTAACCACATTTGGAGGTTCTTATTTACGATGCCTAGCCTTTTAGCTAATGCACCAATTGAATTTTGTATGATATTAATCATACCTTAAAATATAGCTACTATGTCCGTTGCAGTTGTAAGGGTTGCTTTTACTCTTGTTACCTGAATAGGTAAGAAAGAACCATCTGCAATATTTTTAAGAAGTAATGTAGAACCCCCTAAAGTGATCACATCAATATTCCCACCAGTACCCACAAACAACGTAGCAGGAGTGTTAGCGTTTGAACCCGTTATATCTGTCGAATCACTTGGAGTAACTACAACTCCCGTTGTTCCTTGTCTTACTATTAAATTTGTAGGCATCTTCTTTGTTTAAGTGTGTATATATATAAATAGTAATTTACTCGTTTTGTTTTGTTTGCATAAAAAAAGCCCTACCGTTAAGTAGAGCTTTAGTATTGAATTATAATTTTACTTTAAGAAGTAACTATTGCAGGTCTATTACCTGAAGTTGTAAGACCTCCGAAGATAGTATCTGCTACAACTGCACTCGGTACTACTGAAAGTGCAGCACGCTGCTCTCTACCTACCAAAGCTAAGTTATAACCGCTCATATCTCCGAACGCTTTCCCTCTTCCAATGTTCCCACCTGTTACGGTCATACCATTATAAGCACCTGCAAGGTATACATCACCGAAGCCAGTAGCCTCATTAATATTATTGTCCTCTACAAAGATTTGAAATCTACCCTGAGCTAATACCTTAAGGTTTTTTAACGCATCTTTTGATAAATTAGGCAAAGCTAAATTAATAGTTTGCTCATAAAATACCGTTCCGTTTTCTTCTGACACAGTAATCGCTTCATCAAAGTCTGAGGATTGTGGATTAAGTTCGTACTTATATGCTGAACTTGCAGCACCTAAATCATCTAACTCTCCATCTACATCAATAGTATAAGCTCCCATAACATTGTTGTTCACAAAGTAAATGTTTCTTATCCCTCCAATGCTCTCTCGACATTCTAAAGCTCTACCGTTTGCTACTAAACAAGCCATATATCTTTTATGTTTAAATAAGAGGGAGCGATTAAACCCCCTCTATTAATTAATATTATGCGTATAAAACTACGTCCGAACCAGTTGCAAATCCTACACCTGCGTTCCACTTCATAACAAGTCTTACGTTGTCTGAACCATCGTTCTCAGTCATATCCAATACACGAACCTCAGCCATATCAGAAGCTAAGTCAGTTGCAAAGAATAAGTTAGTCTTACGAGCTGCGATCATTTTGTTAGCTGACATACCAGGAGCAAGAATTAACTTAGTACCTTCGAAGTTAGCTTCTGAAACTCCTACGTGGAATTGGTCTTGGTAACCTAAAGCAGCTTGTGCTGAAATATAGAATTTCATTGCAGCTGTTCCGATGTAGATACCTAAATCTTCTTGACCATAATTAGCATCTAAGATTGCATCTCTTACTTTACCTAATTCAGCTACAATGTTTGCTGCTGATAAAGTTGTTCCAGTTACATCTACAACTGTACCATCTGCTGCTGCTAGTGCTTCGAATCCATCGAACTCACCTGTTGTAGCTGCTGCACCTTGCCAAATTGATTTCTCAACTTCCTGACCTACTAACGCTCCTGCGTGTCCGATGATATATTCTTGGAAGTTTGCTGGTAGAGTACCATCTAAACCCGCTCTCATTTGAGAACCTGCGTATGTACTTAACCAATCTTTCTTACACATCTGCTTATTCAACCCGAAGTTGTCAGGAGTAAGAGCTTTCTCTACGTAAGTAATATCACCTGCATCTGTAAAGTCACAAGTTGCATCTACTACAGATGAAGCTGACAAGTCAAAAGACTTTAAATTTACTTTGTAAGTTACATTAGGAAGTACTGTGATATTTCCCTTTGCTAATGTTTCACCACTTAATAATGATGCTGAAATAAACCCTGCAGCCTCTTCGCCTGCGTATAGTTTAGTTAATGAATCTGCCATAATGCTTTATTTATTTTTGTTAATTAAATATTGTACACGACCTTGTGCCGTAAGTTTGTTAAATTCTAATGGTGATAGAGTTGTTGAGCTACTAAAGTTTCCTTCAGGACTTGGCTTAACCTCTTCTCCTACTTGCTCGAACTCTTCTACTTTCGTAGCGTTCTCTTTTGCCTCTACTTTTAAAG